TTAAAGATGTATTTAAAACCTTTAAAGAAATAAATCAATTAGAGCTAGTTAATCAAGCTGGTATACGCCAGCAATATATTGATCAAGCTGTGAGTTTAAATCTTGCTTTTCCTTCTGAAGCATCGCCTAAGTGGATTAATAAAGTTCATATGGAAGCTTGGAAAAAAGGTATTAAAACATTATATTATATGAGAACTGAATCTGTTTTAAGAGGTGATATTGCCGCCTCCGCTACAGATGAAAATTGTTTAGCTTGTGATGGATAATATTAATATTGAAAACTTATTAGACCCAATAAGTGTAAAAGTATTTTTTAAAGACTATTGGAGAAAGAAACATTTGGTTATTAGACGTAATAAATATAAAGGGCTTTATACTTGGAACGATTTTAATACATATATGAATCGCTTTCCAGCTAATAAAAGTTTACAAATATTAGATTACGATGGTAAAGATGGCAAATGGTGTTTAGATAAAATGCGAAAGGGCCAATTAAAGTTACCTAAACTTAGCAAACAAGATGTTTTTAATTTGTGGAAAAAAGGTAAAACATTTGTTATACCATTTTTAGAATACGAAAAGAAAGAGTTAGTTGATATATGTTTTGAGTTTGAAAAATATTTTGGGAGAGGACAGGCGAATGTTTATGCTTCACCCGGCGCTAACTCTAAGTCGTATCCAGCGCATGGAGATGCTACTGAAAACTTTTTATTTCATACCGAAGGTAGAACGAACTGGACGTTGTATAAAGAATTTAAACCAGATCAACCTAAAACAGTTTTAGAAAAAGTAACTCTAGAGCCAGGTGATTTGCTTTATATACCAAAAGGTCAATACCACGAAGTAACCACTAGTGAACCAAGGATACTGATAAGTATACATTTTGCGAATAAAGAAGGTCAATCGCTAGAAAAGTTTAAGATAACCAGCATTAATGATAATAAAAGAGATAAATGGTACGACTGGAAACCGTTTGTAGAAAATAATAAACCAGCAACTATAGAAAGACTAATGAACAAAAAGAATTGGTCTAAACCATATTTTAATCAAAGTAAATGAAAGCAGGAAAAATTTGGGGTAAAACAGAAATGGTACACAAAAATGGTGTACTAGAATTTCATAGAATAGAATTTAATAAAGGATTTAAATGTTCAGAGCATGAACATAGATTTAAGTGGAATGGATTTTTTGTAGAGTCCGGTAAAATGCTAGTAAGAGTTTGGCAAGATGATCAAGACCTTGTCGATGAAACAATACTTGAGGCTGGTGATTTTACTATGGTAAAGCCCGGTAAAATACATCAATTTGAGGGTATTGAAGATGGAGTAGCGTTTGAGTTATACTGGGCGGAGTTTAACCACGATGATATAGTTAGAAGAACATCGGGGAGCAAAGCATGAAAAATATAATAACTGTTATACCCGCTAGATTAAATAGTAAAAGAGTTAAACACAAAATGTTGCTACCTTTTAACAATAAACCATTAATAAGAAATGTATTTGATAAGGTTATTGATATGGGTTTGAAAACTTTTGTAATTACCGATAGTGATTTAATATCTAGACACATACCTCAGGGTCATTGTATGATAACAGGTTCAGCTGAAAACGGTACTCATAGAATATCAAATGCTTTGCAATTTCTTAGTAGCTGCGATTATGTTTTAAATATACAAGGTGACATGCTAGATATAAATTATGATACCATCGAGCCTATTATTAAAGAAATAAACAACAATAACCACGATTGTATAACAGCCTACACTTTAGGCGCAAAAGAAGATGATGTAAAAGTTATACACCAAAATGGTAAAGCCATGTGGTTTACAAGATCTAATATAGGCTATGGAGATAGACACCTAGGTATATATGCATATAAGCCGGAAGTATTAAAACAATATGAAACAATAAAAGATAAATATAATAAAGAAAACCTAGAGCAAAACAGAATACTAGGTTATTTTAATATAAATGTAATTCAAACTAAATATGAAGGCAAAGAAATCAACACAAAAGCCGATATTGATAGCTGGTCCGTGCAGTCTTGAAAGTTGGGAAACTGTTATAACTGTAGCTAGTAAATGTCAGAAATGGGCTGAAGATAATGGGTTTGACTATTATTTTAAAGGGTCTTTTGACAAAGCTAATAGAACATCTATACATTCGAAAAGAGGTGTTGGTATAGACAGAGGTTTTAATTTATTACAATCTGTTAAACAAAAAGGTATAAAAGTAACCACGGATATACACGAGCCAGTCCATGCTGATATATTTTCAAATGTATTAGATATTGTTCAAATACCAGCTTACTTATGCAGGCAAACAGATTTGTTGTTGGCCGCTGGTGAAACTGGTAAAATTGTAAATATAAAGAAAGGCCAGTTTGTAGATGGTAAAAGCATGATACACGCTGTAGAAAAAGTTAGAAGCACTGGCAATGAAAACGTTTGGTTAACAGAAAGAGGAAGTATGTTTGGTATGGGCGATCTAGTTGTAGACCCTAGACAGATAGTTGACATGAAAGAACTAGGTGTCCCTGTGATAATGGACTGCACCCACTCAACCCAAAGGCCAAACTCAGGCGGCACAACTGATGGTCAACCTAAATATACATTACCTATAGCTAAGGTTGCTAAAGCATTAGAAGTAGATGGTTACTTTTTTGAAGTTCACCCAGAACCAAGTTTAGCTTGGAGTGATGGATCTAATATGGTGCAGCTAGATAAGTTTGAAAAAATACTAAAACAATTATGAAAATATTTATAGGACACGATTCAAGATACGAAAGCGCTACAAAAGTATGTGAAAAGTCTATACTTAATTATAATCCAAAAGCAGACATAACTTTTTTAGACAAAAGTAAAATGATATCCTCTGGTATATACGGCAGAAAAGATATACCGGGTGAATCTACAGAATTTTCTTTTACTAGATTTTATGTTCCATTGCTTGCGGGTTACGAAGGTAAAGCTTTGTTTTGTGATAATGATTTTTTATGGAAATGTGATATATCAGAGATTGAAAAATATGTAGGTAATGAGTATCCGTTGGCAGTTGTTAAACATGATGACTACACTGTTATAGGAAATAAAATGAATGGTATACAAAACAAAAGTTACCCGCGTAAGAATTGGTCCAGCTTAATGATTTTTGATTGTGCTTATTTTAAAGATATATTAACAAAAGATTATTTAGATAAAGCTAGTGCAAGCGAATTGCACGAACTTAGGTTTATTAACTCTGATAAAATAAATGATATACCTAAAGAATATAATTGTCTGGTTGGACATTATGCGCCTGAAGGTGCAAAAGCATTACATTATACTAACGGCGGACCTTGGTTTGAAGACTATAGAGACGCAGAATTATCATGGGAATGGTGGAACATATACGAGAGCTTGTAAAAAATAAAAGCGTATTATTTGTCGGTAATTCCGTCGAAATAATGAATCATAAACTAGCAAAGTTTATAGATGGGTTTGATATTGTAGTCAGATTTGGAAGAGCTATAGAGGCTAATAAATTACAACAACAAAGTGTAGGATCCAAATGTGATATATGGATAACAGGTCAGTTTAGAGCGCCTTGTTATAATAATTTACGAAATGAATTTAAGAATGGTAGATTTAAAAATACCCAAATACTTCTAAACAGATGTAGAGGTAATTTTTATATGAAAGACTGGATATTAGAAGATCACCTGCCAAAGGGTATGCCATATACTCAGATGTTTTCTGACGAAGAAATTATTAATATAATGAAGAAAGAGTTTGGCAAAGACATGTTAAACCCGCATGAGTTCCGACCTAGTGCAGGATTTATTAGTTTATTATGGTTTATAGATAAAATTAAAACATATAAAACAATAGGATTGATTGGATTTGATTTCTTTGCTAAAAGTACAGATATATTACCTAAAGATAAAAGAGGCAATGATAGTAATTGTGTACCTCATAGCTGGCATTTACCGGTATATGTTTTAGACAAACCAGCGCATGACTCAAAAATGGAACAAAATTATGTGAAAAAATTAGTGGACAAAAAGTTAGTCCATTGGTATATGCTCAGTGATTTAAAAGAAGAAAATATAAAATACACTGGTTGGATGAAAGGTGAAAAGATTATAGTATCTGCACCTGTAAAAACTAAAAGATCAAAAATCTAGCTACAACTTCTGCTATAATCTCTATTATTAAAATAATAAAGAACGGTAAAATATATTCCCACCAGTCATACTTTCCGTTATTATTAAAATCAAAAAACTTCATTTCTTTAATCCTAAAAATGTAAGATGCCCTGTTGTTGCTGTTAAGTCAACCATTTCCCAATATGGTAATAATTTATTTACCCACCAAGCCGCTGGCATAACAATTAAATGCAAGTTTTGCTTAGTCCCTGGAAAATTACCCGTAGCAGCTCTTAAGCATATTTTTTGGAACGTCCATTTATTAGTTTTATTATGAATGTGTTCTATTACATTATCTACTAATTTAGGCTCTATATGTTCCATCACATCTATACATATACTAGCATCGCAAATCGGCGGATCTCCAGCTAATTCAGGTTGGCCTGGCTCATATTCATGTATGCTATACGCAACATCTTTATATGTAGCCTCTATTTTATCTTTAAAAGCACCATAACCTGATCCATAATCTAATATACTTTTTACTTCTGAAAGTCTAGCATAAGTGTTTATTTTCTCTATGCTTCCATCAACAGCGCCACCCCAAGGTCGCTTTTTGTGTAAGTCAATCAGCATTGATTGATACTTACTAGAATAGTATTTATCCATATTATTTAATATTACTTGCGCGGTTACCCATACCGACTTTTTTCTTTTCTCTAACAGCCGCGGCTTTTTCGCCGCTACTCATCTCACCCCAAGTTTTTACGGTGTCTTTGCTAACTCTTTTGCTGGGTCTGCATTTTTTTGTTTTTTTATTTTTGGGCGAGCCACATTCATTACCGTGTTCATCTGTCCATTTTTCTTTAAACCATCGTTTAAGAGCTAATCCTTCTTTAGTTTTTCTAACTTTAAAAGGCGAGTCTAATTTAAATGCCATTATGCGATATTTAAATTTAAATTTGTATTTTTACCGGAGTCTACAACCTCGTTCATTAATCTTAAAAGGTTGTTGTCGTCATACATATCATTTATGTTAAACATTCCGTAGTTGCTTTCTTTACTTAAGTTTTTTCTTAATTTAGGTAAATCTTCTTTATTAAATTGTTTTTTAGGATCTATTTTATTTTTTATTCTAAATTTCATTAATTCACCATAAACTTCTTTTGGGTCCATGTAATCTTCGGTTGTATAACCCTCTTCGCTTTTTATTACAGGTATGTTTTTTATAGCTTTTTCAATGCTACTTTCTGATAAATCTTGTTTATTCGTTGTGCCGCGCTCAAAAGCATGGGTAAGCTCGTGTATATTTGTACCTTTTGAAGTTTTGTTTGTAAAATATTTTTGATATAAAGTTGGCTCAGCAAAATATACATTTTCTTCAAGTCCGTACATACCTACTGGCACATTGGCAGGCATTTGTAGACGGCTTACATTTGTATCGCCTTCATTGTAACCCATGTTATACATTTCATCTCTACTAACTCTTTTTGCAGCATTAAGCCTTTCAAGACCACTTTCCATTTGGTTATTGCCTAATTGATTTTCAAACCTACCTGTTTCAGAACGAGCTTTAATCCAACTCTGTATCGCCTCTTTACCAGGATCAGTAGCTAAACCATCGGAAGTTAATTTTTTGGTCATTTTAAATGCCATTACTTTGTATTTTTGAATGTAAAATTAGTTCCCGATACAGCTAGCTTATCAATAACTTCAGTTTGCAGATCTCTTAATAGTTTTTCAAGTTTATCTTTTTCAACTACCATACTTGCCACTTTGTCTTCTAAAGCTTCGTTTTTAGCTTTTAGTGACTCCACTTCTTCTGGGTTCTTACCTATAAAAGTATATATTACCACTGATAAACTACCGACTAGCATACCGACAATAACTTTAAATATATCGTTATTTGTATCAGGTATTTCTTTATATGCTAAAAAAAGTAATAATCCCATTACCATCGCAAATACTGTTGCGGCACCTATATAACCTCTTAATTCTTTATTCTTAAACATATTATCCTATTTTACCTTTTTTCTTTCTACACTTAGCTATATACCCCGATGCATATGCCGATGGAAATACATCATATTTAGCTTTTGCTTTATGATAACAAGCGTCTTTTTTCTTAGCAATAGAATCTTTTTTAACTTCTGGTTTCACTTTATAAAATATAGGCAACTTAGCATCCCTTGTCTTTTGAGACATAGTGTCAATCTGTTTTTGAGTATAAGGTACTTGTGGTACATCTTTAGGCCCACTAAAAACTTTACCCGGCATATGATCTGGGTGTATGTTTTTTACAGTTGCTTTAATCATCTTTTTTTTAGGGGGATTACTAACTTGCTTTGCAGCCGACACGGAGTTTTTTAAGTTTTCTTTATCATATAAATCATAAGTGGTTGTTCTACCGTCTGATTCATAATACGAAGCAGAGTCTTTAGGCCCTTGCATATTACGTATTATATAATTATTAGATGTATTACCATCGTGTAAATTAGTAGCCGCTTTTTGAGCTTTAGCCAGGTTTATTGACTTGTTAAGATTATAACTACCGCTTGTATTGCTTATAATAGTATCTGTGGCTTGATTAAATTGTGGGAATTTATCAACAGCTTTTTGATAAGGATCTTGCTCATATTGCTTTAGCCTTTGTTTATATTCTTTTTTATTTTTTGGCTCTGATTGAGGTTTGTATTTAGTTTGCTTTGCGACAGAGTCGATAGGACCGCCACTTCCGTCTGCATTCTTAGTAACCTCTTGATTTACAGGAAATTTACTAGATTTTCTTAGCTTTACTAGTTTAGTTATTGGGGTATTCATACTAAATAATTTTATATGTTGTTTTTCCGTTTGTTTTTTCTGCTTTTAAGCATCTTCTGCGATTTCCATCAACAGATACATAACTAACATGTACCCAATCAGGGTTGTCATCTGTTCCAAATTCCCATATAAGCTGATCAAAATCAAGATTGTTTTTTATGTAATTATACATTTCCGCGTTTGATTTCCAACCATATGTGTCGTCAATATCAATTGCACGGCCTTCACAATGTTGCGATCTTGAGCTCCCGCCAATCGCTTTATTAAGTTCAACCGATCGAAAAAATGAATTAATTTTTATTGGGCCACCAACCCATTCTCTTAATGGTTCAAATACATTTTCAGCAACAGCCACCATGTTTGTTAGCTCATATTCACTAGGTATATTTTCTATACCTCTTCTTTTAGCTGTATAAGATTCAATTGCTTCTCGCCCTGAAATGTGTTTGCTTATCTTCCCTAATTGCATATGCTATTTCTTCTTTATTTATATTTAATTTAAAACTTAAATCCGCCGACCATTGTCTTATAACCTTACTATCTTTAAACAATATTATAACAGGCACTGCTTGTATTTGCTCTTGAAGTTCTTTTCGCTGCTCCTCTAATCTTCCATAAATAACTTTAGCGCCTTCTATAACATAAGGTAGTTTAACGTCATTTCTGGTATTCCAGCTTGCATTTATTTGAACAATTTTATAATCTTGTGCAGTTAACGCGTAAGCAAACAATATTAATATTAAAGTAATTAGTGATCTCATTTTAACGCTTCTTTTCTATTATTTCATATAGTTTTTCATCAATTTTATCAAGTTTATCACTATTTTCTTCAACTTTTTCCTGAGTATTCATTATAGTTTCTCGAATTAATTGATCTTTTAAATCATATTCTGTACGACTTATTGTGGGCTCTGGAAGCTCTTTAGCGATCTCTATCTCTTTTTGCAAAGTAAAATACATTGCAGCAAGCGATACGGCTCCAGCTATCACAATTCCTATAGTCTTTAGATCAAGTGTTACTTTAGTATTTTCCCCGATTTGTGTGGCCATATTTATTTTTTTTAAGTGTGGTGTATAATATGTAATATTACACGGTTTTTATATTATTTTATGTTTTTTTCTTTTATATAGTCTTCTACTGTATATTCTTTACCTTCTTTTTTGTTTTTAGCTTCTAAAGCTTTAAATTCACCTAATTGATTAAGATTTAATTTAGCTAACCCTTCTTGTCTTGATTTTCTTTTTTTAGCTTGGTTTTCTCTTCTAGTTTTAGCTGCTTTCTTTGGCGATTCTATTTTTCTTTTTGCTTTTGCTTCTTCTCTTATTTTTTCAAATTCTTCTTGCGGAACATCTATTTGCCAATTTTTCCACCCCATTAATAGAAGAGTTTTTTGCAAAGATGAATTTCTATTATCCAATATTTCTGATATTGAAAGTGTTTTATCGTATACTCTATCAAGTGGGACATTCAAAGCTGCTGACGTTACTTTACCAGCAACACTGTAACCTGGGCTTGGCATAAACTTACCATTTACACCTAAACCTAAATAGCCCATTTCTTCTATAACATCTTTTTCAAATTGGTAAGTTCTATAAGCACTAACGCCTTTTGTAAGTTTAGATCCTAATGCTGGCGATATATTAAACAAAGCCTGAGCTGCTTTCCATTCCGGTTGTGCCATATAGGTTTTTTCTGCTTCTTTATTAAAAGCAATAAATGCGTTTTTAATTCCAGATGCAACCGCACCTTGCAACCCCATACCTCTTAATATAGTGTCGCTCATACCGTTAAGTATATATGAAATAGTTCTTTCTTCTTTTTGCTTTTCTTCTTCCGTCATATCTTCATCATCTTCAAACCCAATCATCCAAAATCCTGCGGCTTGTAAATATGAAAATATAAGGTTTTGTATTGTAGTATAATATGCTAATTTAGATAAGTTCTCTATTGCGCTGCCTCTTCCATTTAATAAATCACCAGCGGCTCTTTTACTGAGCCTATAGTATTGCTGTGGTGTATTAGCAAAGTTTAATACAACTCTACCTATAGTTGATTTTTGTTCTTTAGATAACAAAGCAGCATTAGCGGATTGCTGAGCTAATTCTGTTTGATAAGAAAAATCAGCCCATGCTTGCTTTTCTGCCTCTTTTAAAGTCATACCTTGTTTAAGATATGTGTTTATTCTATTCCTATAAAAAGCAGCACCACCGGATGCTATTGCTAAACTATCAGCAAACTGTGTTGGCTTAAAACCTTGCTTTATTAACCACGCTGCAATACCTCTTAATGATTTTGTATTTCTAGCAACCTGTGCTAATTCTGCCTCTAAAATATCTGTTTTTAAACCGCCTCTTCTTTCTTTTAATTTTGGTGAATTAAATATTTTAGTAAAGTCTTTCCAATACTGGCGTTGATTAGCAAATGCGGCAGCTGCTTTAACAAAATTATTATCACTCCAATTTATATAGTTGCCAGTTGATATTAACTGCAATGCAGCCGAACGTGTATTTAAAAACATTATAGTACCAATAGATCCTCTTAACCACCCCATCCATTCGCTAGTTTCTGGATCCATATTAGAGAAGTTATTACCGGTTTTCATAGTTTTAAGCATGTGCTCCATTGATTCTACCCACGAATTGCCTAATACTGATCGCAGCTTGTTTAAATTTTTATCTGAAAATATAATGTCTGCGTTTTCAATAAAATCTGCTAAAAATGCTTGCCTATTAACTCCACGTGTAAGTGTATACATATCACTTAAAAGAGTTGTTGCTGGCCATGTATTATCTGGTTCTATCCAGCCTTTTTCCCTATTTGTTGTTTTTCTTAATTTATTGGCGAAGTCTCTAAATCTTCTATCTTTTAATATAGCCTCCATTGCTTCAGCAATCTCTTTTTTGCTTATGCCTGGGATTTCATAACCTGCCTGCTTCCATAAATATATTCGGACGGCATGGTCATATGTTATCCAGCTATCTTTATTTATTTTATTTCTTAATACCTTAGCTATGTCTTTATTATCTTTTATAAAATCTTTATATACAGACTTTAAAGCTGTTCTTGCTGTATCCAACAAAGCTTCACCTTTAAAATATGGTATAATTAGTGTATCTTCAAAAAACTTTCTTTGTGCCGTTCCAAGCTTACCTTTTGTTAACAATCTATCCAATAAGCCCATAAAGTCGTCAGCCTGCGGTCTATTAAAATAATATTTTATTTTAGCGCCTTTAAACTTGCCGGCAGCTTCAGAAATTTCTTCTCCTCTTTTTATATCAAATTTCTTTTCGATAATATCATTTATCGCTAAATCTAAGTCCTTATAATATTTATCTTGTAGTTTAATTTTTTTAGTTCTAAGATCTTGGTAAAATGGGTTCTCTTCTATAGTCTCTGAAAATTTAGTAACTATATCTGGAGCAACATCAAACGTGCTAATATAATTTTTATATTCTTTACTATTAACACCTGTTTTAGTAGCAGCATTAAATGCTTTTCTAGCCATATCATTACTTATAAGCCCAGTGCCGTCAGGTATATTGCCCCTTTCAATATCATTTTGTAAATTTTCTGAAAAGCTAAAATCAGCTGATTGCTTTATATTACCTCTTTCAATGTCTAACGCTATCTGTAAGTTCGCATTAACCTGAAGCTCTTCGCCTAAAACTTGTGCTCTTTCTTCAAACTTTTGATATAGCTTACCTTTGTTTTTAAAATCCTCTTGCATAATTTCAAAGCCCATCTCTGCAGAAACCACTTTGCCCAATGCTTTAATAGCATTTGGTTTTAACACTTTTCGTTTTTTACCATCTCTAAAATGATAATCAACAAACTCTTGCTCTGTTATTATTTTAACTATATCAGGATTTCTTTTATATATTATATGCCCAGATGTTTTACCTTGGTAACCTGTGTTATCTCTGTCTATCTTTAATTGATTACCATCTTTATCCACCCACTCATAACCTTTTTTAGTTTTTGTAGGTTCAACCCATTTAGGCACAAATTTTGATTCAAATGGTACTCCTCTATCATCTAGCTTAACTTCCATTCGGCCTCCGACGGATTTTAATATACCTTTTTTAAGCAATGGGTGCTTACTTAAGTACTGTGTAGTATAGTTCCTTAAAAGGTCTCTTCTATAATCTTTTAAAAACTGTTCGGCTCCGTATTTTTTTATCAATCTTGACGTAATTTCACCTAAGTCATTTTCTAAACCATCTTTTATTGCTCTAACAAAAGGTGTTTGTGTTACGTTATAACTTATTTCTTCACCTAGCTTTTTAATGTTTACAGCTATATTTTTTTCAAGACGCTCTATAAGCTTTGCCTTGTAGGCATCGTTATCCATTGCGTCTTTAAGTAATCTCCCCTTTTTGCCTTCCTCTTTTATTTTTCTTTCTGAAACCTCAACCGCTTCTTCCGCTGTTTCGGTAGCGGCAACGCCTCTTAATTCTGTTACGTCTTCTGTAAACTCTGTTCCAACTATTTTTTCAGCAATAGGTATTATTCTTTTTTTGTATAATGAATTTATAAAATTAGCAATTGTTATACCTTTATCTGGATCATATTTAGATATTAAATCATAAAGTCCTCCGGGTTCGTATTTAAATGCGTCCATTAAATCTACCTCATTATATCCAGGTCTATTTTGGTATATTTTAGCTAGTTTTCTAGTCATACCTTCATACTGGTCAATAATTTCTATTGCGCCCGCCTCACCCTGCTCTTGGTATATTCTATTAACTTCGGCAGCTTTGTCTTCTGCGGCAGACATTTTAACGTTTTCAACCGCGTCTTTTTCTTGTTGAGTTATTGGGCCACCAGATATAAGTTTTCCTTTGGCACCTTCTGTTGCTAATTTTTTAAATCTTTCACCCCATTTTCCTTTTTCAAAACTTTTGTTATAATCTAAAAGTAAATTTAAAACATCTTCACCTGTATCAAGTCTAAATTCTTTTATAGTTCCACCTATTATTCTTCTATAAAAACCTCTTAGTTTATCTGCAATAGTTTCTTTCTTCTTAAGAGCTATACTTCTATCACCTAGCGCCTCAACAAATAAATTTAAAGCTTCTTCCCATGCATTTGCTACTAAAACAGGATCACCTTTAGCTCTGTCTAAATATCTATTTAGCCTAACTGATAATTCAGTATTTTTTATTTCATCTCCAAATATTTTTTGCAATTCACCATATAAAGACATGCCTAGCTCCATCTGAGCGTCAGGATTTTGTTTTACGGTCTTGTACATTATTGCATGCAAAATCTCATGGTCTAATGTGGTATATTTTTTCTTTCTTATACCAAGTTCATTATTTATAAAAATTTCTTGCCCTTTACTACTTTGAGATATAACGCCAAATTGACTTGCTGATTGCTTAGCATTTTTTTTGCCTTTTGCTTTAAGATCATTTTCTAATTCTTTTTGAGAATCATAAGATTTAATAGAAAGATCTTCAAGGCCAATTGATTGCTGCGCTTTAGCGCCCATCTTTTCTCTTTGCTTTATTTTTCTAGCAACTACGTTTTCATCAATACTATTTTTGATGTCAACCATTTTTTTAGAAATAATTTTATTGTTATTTACAATAACTGCCTTGGCTTGTCCAAAAGCTCTACCCGTTAGTTTGCCATTATTAAAATCATCCTGCAGTTTAGCTATACTCTGACTATTTGCTTCTTTTTGTTTAGCTAAACTTAAAAGTTCGTTTCTTTGTTCTTTGCTTAATAAGGTACTTCTTATATATGTATCTGTTAAAAAGTTTTTTAATGAGTTTTCAACTTGCTCAATTTGGCCATCTATAACTTTTCTAAACTCTTTGTTTCTTACAAGAGCTCTTTCTCTTTGCAATATAGCTATAGAATTTATATGCTTATTAACGGTCTCTAAAGATTTTTCATCACTTCTTAACATTTGAGAAAGCGTACCTGGTCCTGCTATAACACCGGAACCAAACATACCTCTTAACGTTACTTCTAGTCCCCTAGGACTCACCATTTCTTCTATAGCACTACTAACAGCTTGGGCTGAATTTTTGCCTTCAGCAAAAGACTGATTAACAGTTTCCATGCCTAGCTGGACAAGCTCGGTTGTACCTTCTTTTTTACTTGCAAGTAAGTAATTTATTATTGGGGCATAGCGACCACCTTTACCCATCATAGCGCCTGTAACACCTTTAAAACCTATGAATTCCAATCCAGCGGCCAAGGTCCCTAATGTAACCGGCACGGTACTTTCTATTTCATTATTTTTTATAAGATCACCAATAGGGTCGGCGGAATCTGGGTATTTTTCATTTGCAAGGGTGGTGTTATAATCTACCCACATAGGTCCTACAATTTGCGGTAGTATTGTTGCGCCTCTAGTTATAGCGGCTGGGCCAATAGTTTCAGCCAAGCCTACAATTGTAGACATTGCGCCTCCAAATAATTCAGCCCCCGATGTAAGCTTCCATTCATCATCTTCAACAAGCTTTCCTTCTTTCATCATTAATGATTGATTCTGCTGTATTTCTTTAAAGCTATCAAAAAGCTTTTTCTCAGCAGCGTATCCCACCATCATATCTGTATCATCATAAACGGCGTCTATGGTTACATCGTTTCTTCTATTTAGTTCGGCAAGCTCTTTCCATCTTTCTGGATCACTTTTAAAGGTTACCTTGCGTAAAGTTTCTGGGTCTATCCAAGCAATAGATCCACCCATTTCCCCAACTAAAAAGTCCGCTGCATCTGGGCCAGCGACCTCTTTTATAAAGTCTAAGCCCATTGCTTTAGTCATTTCCCAGTAATTTGCAAACCTAAGAGGTGTGTTTAAAAACGGGGCAAGACCCATTCCAAAATAATCTTCTTCTTTTTTATCATATTTGCCTTCTCTATTTTCTTTACCTAAGGTATATATAGTTTCAGCAAGATTATCTATATCTTCATATGTTGCACTATAAAGACTTTCTATTTGCTCATCAATTTTATCCTCTGCTTTTAAAGCGTTATATAGATTAGAAAATTTA